GACAGCTCCTACAAAACAGCAGTTGCACGATGTCCTCTGGTCTGAGATTTCGAAGTGGATGAGCAAGTCTCCTTTGCTCTCTCAGCTTCTAAAATGGACAAAGACCTATGTTTACATGGTCGGTAATGAAAAGCGTTGGTTTGGAGTTGCTAGGACTGCTACAAAGCCAGAAAACATGCAAGGATTCCACGAGGACAACATGCTGTTCATCGTTGATGAGGCATCCGGTGTGGCCGATCCGATCATGGAAGCTATTCTCGGTACACTCTCTGGAGAAAACAACAAGCTGCTCATGTGCGGAAACCCTACAAAGACTACCGGAACATTCTATGACAGTCATACGCGGGATAGGGCATTGTATAAATGCCATACAGTAAGCTCGGCAGAGAGCAAACGAACAAACAAGGAGAACATTGAATCTCTGATCCGGAAGTATGGGTGGGATTCTAATGTGGTCAGGGTTCGTGTTCGTGGAGAATTCCCCAATCAAGAGGATGATGTGTTTATCGCATTATCTACTATTGAGCAATGCGGCAGTAGGTTGTTTGAATTGGATGATGGGAAACTGCTTCCGTATATTATTTTCGGCGTCGATGTGGCACGATTTGGAGATGACGAAACGATTATCTACCGCAATGCCAGAGGAAAGTTGAGAATCGTAGCGAATAGAAGAGGGCAGGATCTGATGAGAACTGTTGGCGATATTGTACGGCAGTATAAAAAAGCTATCAAAGAGTTCCCAGATTATCATGGAAGAATTTATGTAAATATAGATGATACGGGACTTGGAGGCGGGGTTACGGACCGGTTGCGGGAAGTCAAAAGAGAACAGAAGCTTAACAGGCTGTATGTTATACCCATCAATGCCGCAGAAAAGATCGAGACCGACACAAAAGCTGGAAAAGATGCGGCCGAGCATTACAACAACCTTACAACTCATATGTGGGCTGTGCTAAAAGACCTCATGGAGAACAAAGAAATTGAAATGGAAGAGGATTCAGAAACATTTGCACAGCTTTCTTCACGAAAGTATTTCCTTGCCAGCAATGGAAAGCTGGAGCTTGAGAGCAAAAAGGAAATGAAGAAAAGAGGGCTAGATTCTCCGGATAGAGCTGACTCAGCAGCGTTATCAGTATATCTTGGAAAAATCAAAAAATACACAGGCAGTGCTCCAAGTGCAGATAGTGGACTTGGAAAGAGCAGCTATTGGAAAAATAAGTAGGAGGAATATCATGGGATTGCTTAGCAAAAAAGAGGCATATGTCACAAAAGGTATGCGCTTAATAGAAGAAAAGAGAACTCCAGAAGCAACGATAGTTGTGGTGGATGGGTTGAATGATTACCAGAACAGAATTATTAAAGCATTAAACAGACACCCGGTGGCAGATACGGCACTTGTTGTTGTAGCATTGAGAAATTTGGCTGATTCACTTGAAGAGCAGGAGCCGAGTTGTAAAGGATTGGTTGACTGGCTTAATAAGACGGCTACGAAGCCAGAGTTTCAAAACAGCAAGAGGATTGAAAAAACGAGAAAACGATAGAAAGGGGTGAGAACGATGGCGGAAATAGGACGCATAGGACAAAAGCGATATAACGGTGTGTTCTATGAAGAGTTTCTGAGGGAACTGCAGGGAATTCGTGGCGTGGAAGTGTATCGTGAAATGGCAAACAATGACGATACCGTTGGGGCGATCCTATTCGCCATAAAAATGCTGATACGCCATACCCAGTGGAATATCGAACCAGGAGGAGATACGGCGAAGGATAGGGAAGCGGCAGAGTTTGTGGAGAGCTGCATGGATGATATGCAGAGTACATGGACTGACACGATATCAGAAATACTGTCTTTTCTTGTTTATGGATGGAGTTACCATGAGATCGTGTATAAGCGTCGCATGGGAAAGACAAAAAATCAGAAGACTAAGAGTAAGTATTCTGATGGTCTTATTGGATGGCAGAAACTTCCGATAAGAAGCCAGGACACTTTGTATAAGTGGGAGTACGATCAACATGACAATCTGGTTGGGATGACGCAAATGCCGCCACCGGATTATGGATTTATTACCATACCGATGAAGAAAGCGATGTTGTTTCGTACGGAAAGTGCAAAGGATAATCCGGAAGGCCGTAGTATTCTGAGAAATGCTTACCGCCCATGGTATTTCAAACGCCGGATACAGGAAATAGAGGCAATCGGAATTGAACGTGATCTCGCAGGACTTCCGGTATTCCATGCCCCTGATGGGACAGATATCTGGGATGAAAACGACGATGATATGATAAAGATAAATGCAGCTCTTACAAAGATGGTGAAGTCTATCCGGCGCGATGAATATGAAGGACTGGTGCTACCGCATGGATTTGAGTTTGAGCTGGTAAGTACCGGGGGTGCTAGGCAATTCGATACAAACTCAATCATAAACAGGTATGATACCAAGATTGCAATGACGGTTCTTGCTGACTTTCTGATGCTTGGACACAATAAGGTGGGAAGTTTTGCACTTAGTTCTGATAAAACAGAGCTTTTTTCTGTTGCCATATCTTCGTTCTTGGATGTTATATGCGAAACATTCAATAATCAAGGCATTCCTGCACTTATTGACATCAACGGAGATTATTTCAATGGTATAACAGACTATCCCAAAATGACGCATGGAGAGATTGAAGATGTAGATGTGAAAGCGGCAGGGCAATTCATTAAGGATATGACGGGAATTGGCGTAATTGTACCGGATGATGGACTTGAGGATTATGTACGAGAAATTGGTCATTTGCCGGAAAGAACAACCGACAGCAGGGGAGAAAATCCGGCCAGAACAAAACAACAAAACCAAAATCAACCGCCGGAAGAAGAGCCTGACTCATCAGAAGAAATTGATGACGAAGAAGATGAAAAGAATGCCATGGCGGCGAAACGAAGGCTTGGAAGGGAAGGGTAACAGGTGTATATCTTTAAAAAACCAAAGCCTCTCGGGAAGGCGAAGAAGCGGAGCAAAGAAAATCTCCGATTGTTGAATATGCTTAATAGGTATATTAACGAGATTTTGGGCGGATCAGGCAGCGGCTATTACATACAAAGAGATACGGAAACTCATAGAGGATGAAGAAGTATCGGAAGAAGATCTTCTGAATTGGTCAAAAGACTATTCTTCGTTTGTTACGGACACACTTGAACCTATGTGGCTTGAAGCGATTATCGTAGGGCAGCTTAGTTCTGCGATATTAAATGAGGCAAAGGAACAGGGATTTGAATTTGATGCAACCGATGTTGGTATAAGGAATTGGATAAAGGACCGAGGAAGTGAATTTGTAACAAATGCTGTGCAAGAACAGAAAAAAGCAATACAGAGGCTTGCCATGAAAGCAGTAAGGGAAGAAATGTCACCGGGAGAGCTGGCAAGGGTTATACGGCCATGCATCGGGCTTACTGAACGTCAAGCGCAGGCAAACCTACGGTATTACAACAGCATTAAGGAACAAATGCGCAAGGAGCATCCAAGGATGAAAGAGGAAACGATTGTTAGGAGAGCTCGGGATAAGGCGTTGAAATATGCTGAAAAACAACATAGATACAGAGCTGAAACTATAGCGCAAACTGAATTGGCTGAGGCATACAGTGCCGGCGCTCATAACGGGATAATACAGGCTCAGGAAAAGGGCTATATAGGTCATGTGAGGAAAGTGTGGGTAACGGCAAGGCAAGAGAATGTGTGTAGGTTTTGTGAGGCTGTAGAGGGCGTTAGCAAGGAAATGGAGGAGTATTTCGACGTAGGAAAATGCGGAACAGTTTTATTCCCTCCAGCGCATCCGAGATGTAGATGCGTTGTAAAATATGTGGAAGTGAAGGAGTAATGGAAATGCAAACCATGTATGAGTTGCTTGGAATCCACAAAAAAGTGGACAAGGAAAAGCAGAATGTGGAAAACTCTAAAAACAACAACCAGTCAGTGTTGAAAGGTCGTTTTAAAATCCAAAAATCAGAAGATGACAAACATCTTGCTTTTGGTTGGGCGAGTATATCAATAGATGAGGCCGGAGAACAGCTTGTAGACTGGCAGGAAGATATGATTGATCCGGAAGAATTAGAAAACGCAGCTTATGATTTCGTGCGATTATACCGAGAAGGAGGAGAGATGCACGAAAGAGGAGACTGTGCAATTTTGGTTGAAAGTGTAGTTTTCACAGAAGAAAAAATGGAAGCCATGGGCATTCCTGTTGGGACTATTCCTGTGGGATGGTGGATTGGTTTTCTTGTCACAGATGAAGATGTGTGGGAGAAGGTCAAGGATGGAACTTACTCTATGTTCTCAATTGAAGGAGAGGCAGAAAGAGTGGAGGTAAAAGAAGATGTGGATTCTGATTGATGTTGGGATTTTCTTTCTTGGAGCGTTTATAGGATTTGCTTTAGCTTGTGTGGTAATCGCTGCAAGAAACGATTGAAAAATGGTAATTCAAGAGGCGGTATTACCGCTTTTTGTTTTATAAAAATAAGCGAAAGGAGGAAAGGAAACTTGGCAACAAAGTTAAAAAATTTACATGTAAAAAAGGTGGATTTCGTTGATGAAGGCGCTAACCAACAAGCCGATATCAAGATTTTCAAGAGGAAGGAACAGAGCGCACCTGTTGTGACGGATCTGTTACAAGATCCTATGAAAGAGCAAAAGAGCCTTTTCAAAAGACTTATGCACTCAATCGGGAAAAGCCTTGGATTTAAAGATGAAGAAATTGACGGCTTTTCGGAATTGTCATCTGAAGGGATTATTCAGAAAGGGAATTCGCAAACTTTTGGAGAAAAGATGACGGAAGTTAAGCGGCAGAAGGTGGCTGATGAGATGTGGAGCATTTGTTATGCCCTTCAGTCCTCGCTGCAGTCGATTCTTTACGATGAAGATCTTGACGGAGCAACAGCACAATCCATGATGGAAGAAAGTGTTTCTGAATTCGATGAGATTATTGCTGATGCAATTAGTAGTTGGTCGGCAGGAAAGGTCAGTGGAATCAAAAAGGATATCGGGAAAACGGATGTTGAATCATTGAAAAAGTTTAGAGACCATCTGAACGAAAATATTGAAAAAGCAGCAAACATTGAGAAAGGAGAAGTTGAGGAGATGCTAAAAATTGACAAGAGTAAAATGTCACCGGAGGAAAGAGCCGCTTACGATGAAATCGTAAAGAAATATGGATTTGAAGAGGAGACTGTTGAGAAATCCTCTACAGTAAAACCGGGAGAGAATGACGACGGAGAAGAAGATCTGGATGATGGAAAGAATGGTAAAAAGACAACAACGAAGAAATCGGCAGCATCAGAAGTGGGAGACGATATTTACAAGGGTCTGCATCCAGCAGTTAAGGCAGAGATTGAAGCTCTTAGAAAGTATCGCGAAGCTGCGGAAAACAAAGAATTCATGGAAGTTGCAAAGAAATATGAGATTATCGGTAAAAAACCAGAGGAACTGGCGCCTGTTCTGAAAAGTCTTAGAAATGCTGGTGGTACAGCTTATGACGATATGATTTCAACGCTGGATTCCATGGTTGCCATGGCAGATAGTTCCGGTGTATTTTCTGAGATTGGAAAATCTTGCCGCGGATCTGCCGGAATTGTTGCGAAAGGGAAAACGGAGTCACGTGTAGAGTCTATTGCAAAGGGCTACATTGAAAAAGACCCGTCTCTGAGCTACACAGATGCAGTTGCAAAGGCATGGGAAAACAATCCTGATTTGCTTGCGTCTTATGATGATGAAGCGGGATTTTAAGAAGGAGGAATAAAAATGGGAAAGAATTTTAATGGAACGCTGATTAACGGCTCTCAGACAATTACCGAGAAAGCGGGAGCAGAAATCGCAGATTGTCGCAATAGAATTGTCAAATATGATTCAAACGGAGATGTGGTCCTTGCTACTGCTGGAACAGATATACCCGTTGGTATTGCAATTATTGAGGCTGGATACAACGATATCACTGGAACAGAATCTGGAAAAGTGGCAAAAGGTGATGATGTAGATATCCAGGTCAAAGACATCGGATATGTCATTGCTGGTGCGGCAATTAAGAAAGGACAGGAAATTACATCCGGAGCAGACGGGCTTGCGGCCGTGGCAGCAGCGGGAAATTATATTTTAGGTATTGCTTTAAGTGATGCATCAGCAAATGGATATGTAAGAATTCAGATTTCAAAATATCAGAAAGCAGATGGTGTAGGAGCCGGAGTTGGCGCATAACAAATAAGGAG